CTTTTGCAGCGCGAAGAGAATGGGCTGCGCCATCTAGCGCGCCCCTCAGTTCAGGAAGCTGAGCTCAAAGTCCTGAACGGTCATGGTCTCGGCCGTCGACCCTGAGCGCAGCGCCTGAAGCGAAGGAATCGACGTGCCAGTGAGATCGACCGTGGCGGCAGCAGCTGCCGAGGCCGGCATCAGGATCGGCTGCGCCGTGCTGGCGATCACCGCCGGATTGGCCTCGAAATAGCCGGTTCCGAAAAGCGAACCCGACGACCCCAGAGCACGGCAGTGCAGATATGCCTCAAATGCCCATGATATGTTCGTCTGGCTGGCAATGAGCGCGACAGCAGCGCTCGCGAGGACGGATGTCCCGTTAGCGTCGGCTCCGGTGCCCCAGAGCAGTGCCATCGTGAGATTGCCCGGCGTGGCTCCGGTCGTGATCTTGCCGAAGGCGCGAATACGCAACTTTCGGCCGATCAGGTTCATGAACTGAGTGCCAAGGTTGGCATAGCGCGCTGCCGGTAGCAGCGCCTTGTTCGTGGTCGACAGGGTGACCGCGGCCTCATCGGCAACGACGAAGGGCGCGACTGTGTCGTGGTAGAACTGGCCCCCCGCCATTAGCTGACGCTCACCGTGACGGTGACGTTCAGGGTGTCGCCGCTGAGGACGCTGCGCGAGGCCGCGAAGTCGCCGGCGCTGTAGAGCTTGCCTGCCGTGCCGGTGTTCACCGAGCCGATGAAAGCGCCCGCTACGGTCGCCGTCGCATTGATGGCGAAGCTGACGGCCGTCGCGGTGTTCGAACCTGCCGAGGTCGTGCCGAAGGTGATCGCGGGACGATTGCCCGAATAAGGCGTGACCTCGGACCAGCCCGCGTGCGAGGCGAGCGTGTCGCCGGCCGCTGCCGATCCAGTACCTTTCAGCCCAAGGAACCAGGCGGCGGTGTACGCCGATCCCTTGAAGTACTTGTCGAGAATGTCGTTCTTGCCCTCGGTGGTGACGAGGTTGTCGAATTCCTCGGTCCACTTCACCTCGCCGTCGGCACCGACGCATTCGATCGAATAATGGAAGGCGACGCCGCCCACCTTCTCTTCGAGGCCCGGGTTGGTGACGAGGCCCGCTGCAAGAGCAGTCGTGGCGAGGGCTGCGGCCTTCAGCATGGTTTAGCCCTTGGCGTGGGCTTCGAGCACGTCAGCCAGGCGCTCCAGCGCGGCTCCGTCCTCGCGGTGGACCCGGATCTGCTCGGCGACGTGCGCGAGATCGACGGGCTCGCCCTTCTTCGCGCTGCTCGCGAGCTTGGTCTTGAGGCTCTTGAAGTCTTCGGCTGCCATCGGTGCGGCTCCTCTGGATAGCCCGGCAACGATACGGCCCGAGCCTCCTGCGCTGTAGGTTCAATGAAAACGGCCCGCCCCTCGGAGGAAAGGCAGGCCGCTCCTGGCCACGGCACAGGTCAGGATTTGTTACTGGTCCTTGCCGCCGACGGCTTCCTGCTCGTCACCGGCCGCGTCGGCTGCCTTGGCGGCCTTCTTCGCGGCGGACTCGCCCTTCTCGACTCCCTCGTAAAGGTCGTGATCGGGGTGAAGCTCAAGCTCGGCGGTCTCGTTCGGCTCGAGGAAATGGGTCGTGCCGTCGGCGAGATGAACGCCGCGCGGACCCTCGGCAAGATTGGTCACCTTCGTCTTCGCCATCGTCGAGCGCTCCTTAGATATTGTCGCGGTACGAGACCGTCTTCGGCCGATAGATTTCGAGCTGGCCGACGTTCATGATCCCGTCGACGCGCCATGCCATCGAGGAGATGGGGAACGGCTGCAGGAACTCGAACATGCCCGGCAGGAAGAACTCCATGTTGTCGGGGCTCTTCTCGTAGGCGACCATGCGGCGGGTCGAACCCGAGCCGGCCGTCTGCAGCTCGCGACTGGCGCGAATGTCGAGCTCCTGGCCCGTCATCGCGGTGTAGCTGTTGTTCTGCTTGAGGAAGGTGAGCACCGACATATTGGTGTTCGTGACCTGCGTGTTGTTCGCCGAGAGGAAGGCGGTCGTCGGCAGGATCAGCGCGTTCGGCATCGCCGTTTCGCCGCTGTTCGTGATCACGTCGTTGAGGGCCGTGTTCACGTCGGCGAGCATCTGCGCGGGCGTCGCGGTGGCCCACGATCCGGTCGGCGCATTGGCGGCCGGAACCGAGGCGTTGTTGATGAGCCCGGTCGTGTTCTTCTCGGTCGAGCCGCGAATGACCCGGTCGTAGATGAACTTCTGGCTGATCAGGCGCGCAGCCGAGGCCTTGCGGTCGCTGAGCGGGATATTCATGGCCGCCGCGCGGTTCACTTCCTGCAGGCTCAGCTCGTAGCCAGCACCGGCAAGGTGGAACTGGCTCTGACCGAGCGAGAAGTTGATCCCGGCGTTCGGGATATCGAAGGCCTTGCCGCCGATGTAGGCAGCAGCGCCGGCGAGATCGCCCGAGTAGACCAGCGTCCCGATGTCCCACATCGTGCCGTCGGTGTTGACCGGAACCAGCCCCGCGTAGTCGAACGACGGGTACTTGGTGAGCAGTACCCCCGCGTGAACGCGGTAGAGCTGCGGGATAAGGAAGCCGCCAGCCTGCTGAGCGTCCTCAAAATGTCCGTCGAACGGCATCTTACAGTCCCCTTACGAGCGAGTGACGCGGATCGGCACGATGCCGGCGCCTGCGGTGGTTCCATCGAAGCGCGCCGGAATAAGCACGTTCGAGGTCGAGACGTTCGTGAAGGCGCCGCCGGGCGTCACGTAGACCTGGTCGCCCTGGTTCACCGCGAGCGAACCCTGCACGTAGATCGGACCCTCGTTGAGAAGGCTGGCGGTCGCGTTCTGCGCCAGCGTGTCGGCGGTGCCACCGAGGCCGGGAACCTGGCCAACGTCGGCGATGACGATGCCGAGGAACTTGTTGGCGGTCGGGGTGGCGGTGCAGCCGTGATCGCCGGATCCGCGAAATGCAGCGGCGCCGAAGACCATGCCGCCAGCGTCTTCAACCGTTCGGCTGATGCGGTTCGACTTCTCGCCGCTGACCACCATGCCGGCAAAGCCCGGTGCGATGGTGCTGGAGTAGGTGCTCTGGATCGTGATCGCCATGTGTCTCTACTCCTTAGGCAGCCGCGGGAGCCGGGTTGCGCCATGCCTCCGAGAGGCTCTTGCGGGCCTCGTCGCGGGACTTGTTGTACTCGACCTTCGCGTCGCCGACGTTGACCGGGGCGCCGTTGGAAAGCTGGGTCCTAACCGGATCGATCTTCACGTCCTTGGCGAGAACAGCGAACGCGCCGCCGATTGCGGCATCGTCGAGATCCTTGGCCTTGTCGCCGAGCTTGGCCGAAACGACCGCCTTGCGGATTTCCGCTTCGGTCTTGCCGTCGGTGACGATGTTGGGATCGATCGCTTTTGCCTGTCCGATGAGCTCGGCGCGGTCCTTGACCAGCTTCTCCAGCTGCTCGGGCTTCACCTCGGCGTCCTTGAGCTTCTGCTCGAGGACCGCGATCTCGCCGTCCTTCGTGGAAACGGTGGCGGTGAGCTCGCCCACTTTCGTCTCGGCGGCCACCTTCTCGTCGGCCAGCGCCTTGACCTGCCCCTGCAGCTTCTCGATCGCGGCCTTTGCCTGGTCGGACACCTCGGTGACCTGAAGGCCGTCGATGATGAGCGTGTGCATTATAATTTCTCCCGACTGTCTCACGACGTTGGTTGAGCCAGTTTTATTGCCGCTTCCGCTGGCGTTGTAGGTTCGTTCGCCGTCCAACAAGCGCTCGAGCAATTCGACGGGGATGGAATCGCAGACGGCCTCGTCGGTAATCCGGCACATCGGGCCTGCTCGGCCCTTGTCGACGACGGCGATGTGGTTGCCACGGATATTGCGCTGGATCGCGTCGTAGGTTTCGCCCGTGTCGGTGGTGCCAGGCGTATAGTCGATCTCGCTCGAATAGCCGTTCGAGAGCTCGCGCTTGCCGCCGTCGATCGCGTCGATGATGCTCTTGTCCATGAAGACGAGGTCGAAGGCGAGATATTCGCCGTCGCGCATCGCCCCGGCATTCACGCCCTTGGCGGTGCCATCCCAATTCTGGGCAGTGACCGGCTGCTGTGGATGGTTGTCGGTGATCGGCTTCAGCATGAAGCTGTGGACCGAATCCTTGGCGAAGACCTCTGTTTCCGGCCGGTAGACCTTGACGACCTTGTCGGCGGCGAAGTGCTTGCCCTCGGGGTCCACCTCGCCGCCGAGATAGTCGTAGATGCCTGCGCGAGCTGCCCGTGCGCGGACAGCTAGGTAGCCCTCCTTCGTGCGGCGGCTCTGCCCAATGGTGAGACGATCGGCAAAGAGCATCATTCGGCCTTCGCGGCTTTGCGCACGATCGCGGCGCAGCGGTGCCGGATCGGGTATCCGTACTGCTTGTCGTAGCTCTCCATGTAGCGCGCGACCGGCAGAAAAGTCGGAGTCCCGATCCCGTCAGGCTGGAAGGTGAGCTTGAGCATGAAGCACTGGAGATCGTGGCCGTTCGCGAACATCTGGCCGACGACGCGGCCGTAAAGCGCATCCTTGCCGACGGGCCGATAGGTGATCCGCTTGCCATAGGTGACGAGGTTCAAGAGGTGCGTTGCGAGAGCAGCGCGCGCGTCATCGCAGATGTGGTTTCCGCGACGCTCCCGGCACGGAAGCGAGCTGACCTTGTCCGGCGCATCGATGGCCGCCATGCGAACCCGGCCGACGCCGTTGCAATAGATCGTGTCGCCATCGACGACGCGGGCGGCTGCGCAGAGGAGGAGGGTGGTGAGCATCAGACCAGCATCCAGACGCCGATCGCGGCAAGCACGACACCGCCGGCTCCGAACAAGCAGCCCATCGATGCGGTGCTTTCGCCTTCCGCTGGAGCATCGGACATTCCGCCGGCGAAGATCGCGAGGGCCCCGACGCCGCCTAGGACGATGCCCGCGACGGTGAAGCCGACGCCGAAGAGCGAGCCCCAAGTGATTGCGTGCTGCATGGCCCCGAAATTACGGGCGGGGCGGCCTACGCTGTAGGTTCGTTACCGCAGCATCCCGCTCACCGGCCCCGCTTCATTCTTAGATGCAAGTAAAATACTTAGGTATTTCAGCGATCTATGGAGATTCCGCGGATTAAGAACAAATAAGACTGCTTAATCGAAAGTCAGCACACCCTGCGCCGTGCATCCACAGTAGGGCGGCACTCCCGGCATGTCGTCAGCGGGGATCGAATTGCCCCGCCACGGATAGACGTGCCCGTCGCGAGCGAGATGCCAGCTCCTCGGGTGTCGCTTGGCCGAGTGCCGCCACTTGAACGACGAGATGCCCGCCTGCTCCTGCCGCGCCTGATTGAGGCGCGAGCCGAGTTTCACCGCCTGATCGGCGGCGATGTTGAGCGCTCGCCGTCGCGCCATATCGGTCGCGTCGCTGATCTCCTTGGCGATCTCCACAGCAGGCGCACGCCGCTGGAACCCGGCAAAGACGCTGTTCGCGATGCGCTTCTGCGTCTCGCTGGAGACGTCCTTGATCAGCGCCACGTTCCAGTTGACCGATGCGCCAACCGTGTCCTCGGCATCGCCCGCGGTCAGCACCGTATTGAGATCAACGCTCGTGGCCGAAAGCACGGAGCGCGTCCACTTGCCGCGATGCACCCGCTCGACGTTCAAGGCCCAGCGGCGAAGGTCAGGCGTGAGCAGCAGCACAAGGCGGTTGATCTCGGCCGCAACGCTGTCGATGGCGCCGCCTGTCGTTTCCGCGCTGTCGTGCTGCATTCCGGCGATGGTGTGCTCGTACTCGGCGACGATGCGATCCTTGCCGCCGATCCATGCGGCGATGACCTTGGCATAGATGGCGAAGAGGTCGGATGCCTGCGCCTGCGTCGGCTCGATCTTGGCCAACACGATGGGCTTGCGCGAAGGGCGATGCACTCGGGAAGCGAGGTCGAAGCGCATCAGCACTCGTTCCAGTATCCGGGCTTCTGCTGACCCAAGAATCCGTGCCAGCGACAGGGCAGTCCCGTGTTGTAGACCGATGGAGTGAGGACCGCGTTGGCCTCATCGCCGTTCCATTGCCAGGCGTACCCGCCTTCGTCCGGCTCTCCCGCGAGCTTCACGGGCAGCCACATCTCGTGACCGCAACCGCATGGGCACCTGCAGGCGATGCCCCTGACCTTGCCATTGAGAGAGCGAAACTCGATCGCGCCGCGCTGATTGCCGGCTTCGCTGTGGATATTATCGACGACCACGGCTTTGAGCATCACTCTTCCTCGATCGCCGACTTCCAATCCTCGTTTACCTCGGCGAAGACCTCGGGCCCGAAGAGCAGTTCGCCCTGGTACGGCTCAACCTTCGACAGGTCGAAGTCGGCGGGCACGCTGTAGCTGAGCGTCACGTGTGGGCAGAATTCGGGATAATCCGACGAGGCCCCCTTGCTGACCATGTCCTCGTGCCGCCAGCAAAGCGATGACGAGTTGAACAGCAGCACTACCGCATCCTTCATGCTGCCGAACCGATCGAGCATCCTCGGGCCGCCTGGCGGCACCCTAAGATTGCCCTTGTCGTCGCTGCCCCAATCGCTGCCCATCGCCATCCAGTCGACCGCTTCCCGGCTGTAGAGGACGGTCACGTGCATCTCGTCGGCGGGAACGGTGCTCTCGAATCCCTGCCCCTTCGCCCAATCGATGACGGCCTGAGCATTCAGGAGCTTGCGGCTCACATAGAGCGAGCGCGGCGCCGCGTCGGTAAGCAGGATCGCGGCATCGTTGGGCGTGATCGTGCCCTGCTGCTGCATCGCCGCGACCTTCTGCTGCAGCGTCGTGAGGTCCGCCTCGTTCTGGGTCTGGTTGGCGCTCGGCTCGTTGGCGGTTTCCTCGAACGCCTTCTCGGAGCCGGGCCAGCGGTCGCTCTCGATGATGCGGTTCTTGGCGATCGCCGCGAGCGCGGCTTCGGGGAAGATGCCCATGTCGGAGTAGTTCTTCAGCGCTTCGGAGAACTGGAGCTCGATCTGCGCCTCGTCCTTCTCGTTCGCTTCCTGCAGCGGGCCGAACGACCAGTAGACGTCGCTTGGCTTCGTCCCCAACGCCGACGGGATCAGCAGCTCGTCGATGCGGTCGAGAGCGGGCTTCAGCTGCTCGTCCTGCCGCGCCTTGATCATCGACTGGTAATCGCGCTCTTCGCCGTCGCCGGTCGATTGCAGGCCGCGTGGCGACTGGCCGAGCAGGCGCGTCATCGGAATGTCGGCGGCGCCGGATACAACGAGGAGGAAGGCGTCGAGAACGTTCGGAATGCCGGACCAGTCAATCTGGACCTGGCTCCACTCGTCCTCGGCATCGATGAGCATTGCCCGGTGGGTCGACTTCGCCTGCGACGTCCACGCTACCCGCCTCTTGATCTGCTCCTCACCTTCAGCCGTCCCGACGATCGACATCAGATCCTTGAACTTGAAGACGTCGACCGCGGCCCGGGCAATCAGAGCCGCGAATCCGTCCTGAGCAAAGTCGGCATTCTTCACCGCCTGGCCGATCGACTGCATGATCGGGTCGCCCCAGAACCACGATCCGGCAAGCGCGCCCGGGCCGTACCATGATCCTTCGGGGACAGGCTGGCCGATGAACTCGATGATGCGCGAGGGATGGATCTTGACCGCGTTGTCTTTCCCGGTGGTGTTGATCGTGAAGTACTCGGGCTTGCCGAACCACGGGTCAGCGGGATCGAGACGCTGCTCGCCAAGGCTCATCTGGTGCCGGCTAAAGACTTGCACGTATGTCAGCCCGCCAGCTCGCGTCTGCGCCGGCCTCAGAGGCTGCGAGACGTCGACATCGTTCGTGCCGAGCAGCAGCGCGCCGCCGCCGTAGAGCCGCGACAGGATCAGCGCACGCTTGCACTTGTCCTTGAGGCGAAGGCGCTTCTCCTCGCCTTCGAGCTTCTCGATGTTGGGCGCTTCCGTCTGCCAGTCGCGCCAGGCACGGGTCATGTCGAGCGCGGGGACATCGATGATCTTGCGCCACAGCCACGATGACCGATAGGCGGCCTCCGCATCGGTGTGGAGCGTCGGCAGGAAGGTGTAGCGGTCGAAGACGCGGCCATCGACCGACGTCCCCATCCCCGACATGACGTTCGTGAGGCGGTCGTTCGCGACCATCGGCACGACGTTGCGGCGGGCGGGGATGATGTCGCCGGCGCCGTCCATCAGGAAGCCAGCCTTCGGGCGAACGTTGACGATGCGACCGGACATGGCCCCGAAGTTAAGCCGCGGGCTCAAGCCGCTGTAGGTTCGCCAGGCGGATCAGACGTTGTCCCAATTGTAGCCAGAGCTGAGCGTCGCGAACGCCATCACGAACGCATCGGCCAAGTTCGGGGACGGCTGAGCCCCGCCGATGCGGGTCTTCTTGCCGAGGTCCTTCTTGCTCTCGACCTTCACCTTGCCCGTGTTGTCGAAGTCGCGTTTCGGGGTGCAGAGCTCGTCGATCAGGAGCTGTAGGTGATCGATCTCGGACGACAGGAAGATCAGCTGGTCGGCCGGAAACACGCTGCCCTTCTTCACGGCGTTGAACGTGTTGCGGAAGCGATCGGCGATCATCCACCATTGCTGCGCCTTGGCATTCGCGAACATATCCTTGTTCGTCTTCGGCGGGTGCGATCGAGCATAGAGCTCTTCTGGACGCTCGATTGCACCGCCAGCGTTGAAGCCGATGTGCACGACATTGCCGCCATCGCCGTTGAGCTCGTTGACCTTCGAGCCAACGCCAGCGCCGACGCCGATGTTGTCGTAGACGAGCCGCGCCTCTCGCTCGACCGCCGCCGACCATGCTCGGGTCGCCGACTTCTGCAGCTCGTCCTCGCCGGCCTTCCACTGATCGGCCCAAGTCGCTAGCGGGCCGTAGGCGTGGATCAGGGCATTCTTGTCGGTGCCACTGTCGGCGACGTCGAAACCGACCTGGCTGCGACCGGTAGGCTCAATCCCAAGCGCCTTGTGCGCGTCGATCGCCGCCATGACCCAGCTGCGCTTGATGACGGCGCCCGCGTCATCGTCCTTGGGCACGCCGAGGTAGACGTGGGCGTATTCTTCCTCGTCTTCCTCGCGCGCTGCCTCGATCACGCGCTGAATGGTGGAAGAAAGGAACGGGTTTTCGTCGAAATTGATGCGCCGCTGAATGGTCCCAGGCGGCGGGTTCAGCACGAACCTGCGCCACACGAAATCAGTGGACAGCATCGGATTGAAGATCAGCCAGAACTGCGAGTATTCGGCGCGTACCGTCGGCTCGAGGATCTTCCACTGCTCGGGCGTAAGGGCGTGAGCCTCTTCAAGCCAGCAGACGTCGACGCCTTCAAGCGACTTGATCTCGTTAATGTGCCGCCAGAGGCCGTAGAAGATGAACTCGCTGCCGGTGTGGCGGTGGATGATCTTGCTTTCGAGGATTTTGAACTCACCGCGCAGGCCATAGCGGTCGATCGTTGCGACCAGCAGGGAGTAAACCGATTCCTCGACCTTGTTCTGGAACTGGCGTGCGCACAGGAACTTGACCTTGAACGCCTGCGCCAGAAAGATCGCGAAGCCGGCAGCATCCCATGACTTCGACGACGAGCGCCCGCCGTAGAGCACGCGGTTGCGGATCGGCTCGCCCTTCTCGTTGTGCGAGGCTTCCCAGAATGACCGCAGGACCGGGTTGAGCGTTGGCCCTGCTTCAATCGTCGCTAGGGCGTTCACTGTTCAGGTTGCCATAGAATGCGCCGAGCCCAAGGGGCTGGCCCGCCGTCGTGATGTCGACCTTCGACTTGTCCTCGAGTAGGCCCAGCACCCGCGCCTTGCCTATCGTGGCGGTGATTGCGGCGCTCGGATTCTCCAGCTCTCGGGCAAAAACCCTATCTTCATCAAGCTGTTGCGCGATGTCAGCGACTGTGACGATGGTCCTTTCTGCGGCCTTCTTCTTCAGTTCAAGCACGCGAGCTACGACGTTTGCATTTGTTGACAGCCGAGAAGCGGCTGTTCGGTCCTCAACATAGCCGGCTAGCTTATATGCTCCGACCTGCGAATGACCCTTCGCGAGCTCCTGCGCAAATCGCTCGTGGCGAGAGTTTTTCAGCGGTCCAGGCATCTTAGCTGCTCTGCGAGAAACCGAGGAACCACAGCACGATCGCAGCCACCGTCATCGCATTCACAAGCCACGGAGCAACGCGGCTTCGCTCGAGCTCGGCGAACGGCTCGCCATGAAGCGAGCGCCAAGAGATCCGCACCGACAGCGCACAATCGCCGAGCACGAACCCGACGCAAAAGCAGCAGAAGATCAGCGTGATGACCATCTCAGGATTCTACCTCCCCGTCCCTCATCGCCTGTAGGTTCGCGAGGTGGACGTCGAACCCCTTGCTCCTCGCGAGGTCGACCATCTGGGCCGCGCTCAGACGCTTGGAGCCCACCCACCAATCGCCGTTCTGCGCCTGGCTGATGATGAACCCGCCATGCCGCATGATGCGCAGGAACTGAGCCGCGTGGCGGGCGACGGTGGGATTGATCAGCCGGCGATCGCGAATGGCCTGCAACCGCGGCGTGCGGCCGGTGGGCCGGTTCTCGATGAGGCGGGTCGAGCGCGTGATCCACTGGCCGGCGGCGCGCTGGTGGGCGACGTAGGCGGCGCGAGCCTTGATCAGCTTGTCCTTCCCGCATTCGTCGAGCCAGCGGTCGATCGTGGTGCGTCGTGCGCGATACCAGGCCTCGCAGCCGATGCGTCCCTGCTCGACGAAGATGACCTCGAAGTCATCAGGGCGGCGACGAGGAGGCGGGCGTCCCTTGAGCCCGTCCCGCGATGCGGTGGATGCGACCATCAGCATCAGTCCTCCCATTCCGACTGAAGCGCGCAGCAGACCGCCTCGACGCCTCGGTTGGCGTGCTGGCAATGCTCTTTCAGCGTCCAGTTGCGGCGGTCGGTCATTGGACGGTCAGCCCCTTAGCCAGGCCTTGGGTCAGTTGTCGGACGTCACCCTCAGTGACTGGCAGTTCGCCCCCGAGCTGATCGCGCCGCATTCCACGGATCGTGCTGTCGAACCGCTTGAGTGATTTGGTTGGCGATGGATCGCGCTTCCGAGCCTTTGCGAGGCCGTCGAGGATAAGCTCCAAGCCAGCGCCCAAAGCCAGCCAGCCATTAATTACCGAAAGACCCTGAACGCGCTGTTCGTCGTTTCGCGGTGACCAGTCCGCAGCGGCGCAGACTTCGTTGAAGCACTCGGCCGCTGACGAAACTTCGCGCGCTGGCTCAACGTTTGAATTTTGATGAGGCGGCTGGGCTTGGTGCTTACCTTCTACTGTCCCTGTCCCTGTCCCTTGCATTGCCGTGGGAGATGCCACGGCATGTGCCGTGGCAGGTGCGGCGGCATTGCCAGATGATCCGCCATCTGCATTGCCCCATCGCTTGTTCGCGCGCTCCCGCTGTGCAAGTCGGTGCTTCCATGCCTCGTTCGCTTTTTCGGCAACGACGGGGTGATAGTACCGACCGTCGCTGCATTTGACCCATCCACGCAAGGCCATTGGCTTCAGCTTTTTCCAGCGCGTTCCGGCGCCACTAAGATGAGCTAGCACTCGATCGTCATCGGGCAGGCTCGCGGCCGGAACCTGCAGCCAGGCTTTGCACCAAAGCGCGAGCGCGGCCTTGAACTCTTCCCCCGTGGACAGGGCAAAAAGGTCACTGTCGAGGATGCGAACGACGTCCATCGGCATGAAGGGAAGGCCGCGGAGGTCGCAGTCGGGAGGTGTAAGGGGTTCACGCAATTCCATGTTCCACCAACAATTCTTGAAGGCGCGACTGCAGCGACTGACCGGGGCGTCGAGACTGCTTGGCGAGCTCGGATAAGTAGAGGAGCAGACCAGCGTCGATCGTGCTGGCCTCTCGGGCTCCAGCGTTGCAAACGCGGGTCATCGTCGAACCTCGCTTGCGACCGCATCGAGGAGCTGGCGAGACTTGGCGCTTGGGAATTGCGTGGCATAGGCAGCCGCCATCGCAATATCTGTTTGAAACGACTGAACGACCTCAAGATCGGCAGTCAGCGTGTCGATGATCTCTCGCCGACGATCTCCCGCCTCTGCCAGAGTTAGCTCATCTGGTCGCCGGATCGTGAGAACCGTCTCGACCGCATCCGTCCATTCAGGAAGGTCAGGGAAAAGCTCTCCGAGAACTAGCTCTGTCAGATCCCCTTCAGTACCGAAGCGACCATGCGCGACGACGACTGAGATGGTATTGCCGCGATAAACGAGCGCTGGTCCGACGATCGCATGAGGGCCTTTGATATTGCCGATACGCGAGGCGCCTGTTGATCGCGCCGGCTTCTGTGATCTGTCTTGCTTTCTCGGCGTCGCCACTTCCCTATTGTGTACGACGTTGAACTTCGGACGCTCAGATCTGATCGCTTCTCGTTCTGCGTTCAGTGCGGACTCGCGGTCAGGAAAGGATTCGATCTGCACAGTCGCAACCTGCGCGAACCAGGCCGAATAGTGCGCATGTGACCGCGTTCGGGCTGGCCACGAAAGACTGATGCCGACGTAGAGCAGCGATCCATCGGCGGCGAAATGCCGGTAGAGCCTTGTCGGACGCGGAAGAGGCTGCTGCTCGGTCATATGAGCCTCCCCTGCCGAGCGCGCGCCAGCATTCGCTCTGCCTCTGCGACCGGCACATTGTACGACGCCGACAGTCCAGCTGCCGTGAAGTCGGCCAGGCGCTGGGGCTTGCAGCCGTAAAGCAGCTGCGCGAGCGCGCTCTGGGCCTTCCGACACGAGAGGGACGATGTCCGCCGCTGTTGCTCCCCGCGCCGCATCTAGGGCACTGCCTCGGGCATCATGCGGCTTCCAGTTCTAGAAGGTCGAAGAGCGACGGGACGGCTTTCTCAGCTTCCGCTTGTCGGCAGTAATGGACGGCGTCGCGCCACGATGTTTCGTTGAGCTCGACGCCATATCCGCGGCGTCCCAGCTTGAGCGCTCGCATCGGCACCGTGCCGAGGCCTGCAAATGGATCGAACACGAGATCGCCAGAGTTCGAGTAAAGGCGGATTGCGCGATCTACGATGTCGAACTGTAGGGGGCAGATATGCGCCTCGACGCGCCGGCGAGACTGTTCGCTGTTGAGGGTGTGCATCCTAACGACGTCGGTCCAGACATCATCGCGCAAGCACCCTGGCTTGAGCACCGAGAACGTCTTCGGCAGCGCATCCCGGCCGGCGAGAGCTTCGCCGATCTCGACATGTGCTTCATGATCATAAACGTCTTGGATCGACCAAGCCGGAAACATTCGCGCCAGAGCGTCAGGTGGCATGAGCGCAAGTTCGTCGGCGCTGAGCGGCCGATCGCCAGATGACCGCCACAGCGCGTCAGCATCGATCTGCCAGCGTGCCAGGCTGTACTCAGACGGGTTCTTAATAACCGGGTCATCAGCGTAGCCGACGCTGCGATCAGTCGGCAGCTTGAAAAACAGCAGAAGGAACTCCGGCGAGCCGCAACCCATCTTCGAGCTGTCCTTGCGGAGTTCCTTATAGGTCAGCCGATACGTCTGGTTGTTCTCGCGGACGACATCGGTGGCAATAAACCTGAGACCCATGTAGCCGAAGCCGTGTCGCCGAAAGTGCGCGATAGTGTCAGCGTGGAACGGCTCGACAGTCGGCCGGGTCATTCCAGTGACGCTCGCGAACTGGATCCGGTCCTTCACGTGCACCGCGGCGACCCGGCCGGGCCTGAGAATTCTCAGCAGCTCAGGTGTCAGAAAATCCATCTGCGCGAAAAAGTGCGCATGATCGTCGGTGTGGCCGAAGTCGTTATAGCTTTCGCTATACTCGTAATGGTTGCCGAAAGGGATCGAGGTAACGACCATGTCGACGCTGTCGTCGGCCATCCGGCGAACTTCATCGACGCAATCGTTCCGAACCATGCGCCACAGATCGCCGGATCGCTCTTCCTTGCGCTCGCAGCCGATAGTCCGTTTCAACGATTCTGCAGCGGCTTCGTGATTGAGCCCGTACTTGCGGATGATCTCGCTCATGCGCGAGGTCAGCTCTTCGTGCCGGCGCCACTTCTCTTGGAGCACACGCAGGACCTCGGTCTCAGTCTCAGCATGAATGATATCTATCTTCACCGGCCGGTTCTGTTGGAAGCGGTGCAGCCGGTGGATGGCTTGGATTAGGTCGTTGAACTTGAATCCGATCCCCGCGAACACCGCGCGATGGCAATGGCGCTGAAGGTTGGTGCCGGATCCGAGCATGACCGGTTTCGCCGCCAGCATCGCTAGCTTGCCATCGGCAAAGTCGGCGATGATCTCTTCGCGATCGTCAATGTCCTGCGATCCGTAAACCGCTTTCGCCTCGGGCAGCGCTTCGCAGATTGCGCGGCGCTCGTCCTCGAGGTCGTGCCAGATGAGGAAGTGCTCATCAGGATCCGCGGCGATGATCTCCCTAACTTTCGAGACACGCGCATCCAGCGTAGCGCGCTTCTCGCGCGCGGCATCGATCACACCGAGAGCAGCGTCTCGGATCAGGCGATGCTGCCCATTTCCTTCAACGCCAGCGTCTGTCAGGTCGCAGGTGACCGCATGATACCGGACGGTAATGGGAGGAAGATCATAGCCTTCGTCACTGAAGCCGAGGTCAGACGGCTTCTGGAGAAACACGCCCCAGCTATTCAGCCATAGCCAGAACTCCGCTTCCTTGTGCGGGTACAGCGTGAGGTCGTTAGTCTTCTCGCTGTTGCGCTGGAAGAACCGCGTCAGCGCTTGACCTGTGTCCATCACGCCGAGGAAGCCGGCGTAGTGGATTAGCTCCTTGTATCGGTTCGGGCTCGGCGTGGCGGTCGCCACGAAGCGGTAGGGCACGTGCTGGAAGAGCGGTAGGAACTCCTGGTAGGTCTTTGAGCCGTAGGAGCGCAGCACGCTCGCCTCGTCGAGGCTGACGCACGCAATGGCAGGGTGACGCCCAATCTTTCCCTCGCGCACACTCTCATAATTGGTCAGGAAGAGTGGCGGATCGATCTCATTGTCGCGGGCGTGCTGCGCAATCTCATCATCCGTCCTGACGAAGACGAGCCTGATACCTAGCAGCCTAGCGTCCCGGATGAATTCGCGCCGAACGCCAAGCGGTGCGACGATCAGCCCAAGCTCTCCGATCTTGGTAGTGATCAGCCGGGTAATCTCCAGCTGCTGCATTGTCTTGCCGAGCCCGAACGACTGGAACAGTCCGCGCCGGCCGCCGCGCACCGCCCAAACGACGCAAGCCCGCTGGTGCGGCTTGAGCAGCGGATTAACCTCGTCCGGCTCGCACGCGAGCCCGGCCGGGGGCGGGACGATGATCTTCTGCTCGAGGAAGGTGCGGTAAGGATCCGGCGCGTTCATGATCAGTGCCTCAGGAACGCGATGGTGCGGTCGCTATGCCAGCACAGCGCGCACGTAGAACAACAGTCGGTTTTCCCGAGCTGAGCGGGGCAGATCAGGTGCTCCGTCTGATCTGTGCTATCGACGACGATCGACCCGTTATTCGGCCCGTTCCAACCGCTAAAGCGGACATGAAAACGCTCGGGCCAAACGCCGAGCATTTCGATGACCATCTGGCCGATATCGCTTTGCGGCGCGTGCGCCGTGTACCCGAAGATATGAAGTGCGGGGTAGGCCGCAAGCGCTTCGTGCCAAAGCTCGGCATACTCGACGGAGTAGAAGTCCCCGAGGATATGAAGGCGGACAAGAAAGCCTTGGGGATGGGAGGCCTGCTTGTCCGCCAACTCGTCCCACAGCCGCTCTTCGAATTCGGGCCCGTGCTTGATCCGGCGCGCCCAATTC